TATGGACTTCGGTGTCTGATAGCTCAAACGTCGTGCAGCGCCAGCGATCAACGATCAGATGCCCGACCTCCAGCCAGGTGGCCGTGAAGCCCGAGGATGCAGCAGTACCGCCAACAAGGATTACCGACGATTGCCCACTTGGCAATGTGGAGCCGGTGAACGCCGACCCGACGGTCACGTTCTGGATGGTGATCTCACCGACCGGCGTGGTGCCCAAGTTAATGCGGAGCGTGTTGTCCTCGTCGCTGTACGAGGACGGGATATCCAGGGGCGCAGAGTAGATACCGGCATCACCACGGGCAAATGATCGGTCCGCGAACACGGTCTCGTTCACGACCACACCGCCGCCAACCGTGGTGCCTGCGACCAAAACACCCATCGCCATCTGCGGGCTGAAACCCATCATCCTGAGAAACGAATACGGTGACTTGATGACACTGAAGGTCGTCCGCCATTTGGCGGATTCGCTTTGTAGGTATTCGATCTTGGTGAGCAGCCAAGTGCGCCACCGGACGATGGCTCGATAGGCCGCGCGGGGAGACCCCGTGACTGCCATCCCGGCAGCAGAAAGGCCACGCCATATTGTCCGAAAGGGCCACAGAATAAATGACAGCATTATCTCAATCCCCGCTGATGCGGAACCATGCCACTGCCATCGCCGCCCCCGCTGCAATCGAGGCTATTAGCCCCCCACGTTCAGCGCCTCGATGTGGTCGTAGGTGTCGTCGAGCTTGCTGCGAATGTAGCCGAACTCTCCCCTGACGTACTCGCGGAAGCTCTCTATAGGGTCTTGCATCTTGACTCCCGCCCGTGGACCCTCAGTACAATTCGGTTCATCTCGTAGGAAGTATCCCACAGGGCACATCCGTGGAGATAGGTTCGGTACGTAGGTGGAGATACGGAGTTCAGATCGCCAGGTTCCTTGAGCGGCTCATCGACTATGGGCTTCTACGTACACCATATACCAGTCCAACTTGTCGCCAGTGGTGGCAGCATCAACCCACCAGAAGTCCTCACTCTCGCTGGAGGGGCTGATGTCGACCACTTGGAAATCCGTCCCCGGTCTCGCTTGGTCAAGCGAGATGCCGTTCGTGCTGGAGACGGTGCTGTCTCCGAAGTACACGTCACTAGTGTTACCCTCATGAGCCTTGAAATATATTCTCGTGACGCGGCGTGTTCCCGTGGAGAGTTGAACACGAGTTCCAGCAGAGGGCACATTTGTCGTCGCGACACTGGAGTGGGACATCTACATCTCCACTGCCGTGAGCCTGGTCACACCTTCAAACTCGTTGCCAGTCTCTTCGATGATCTCGGCGTTCAGAATATCCACGTAGTAGTTCTCGGCATTATCCTCCCTGTCACGGTACGATAGCTCCACCAGCGTGCTGCTCTCAATAGCCGTGCGGAGGTCATCCAGTTGCGTCTCCGGCGTGCGGTTCTCAATGTTTTCACGGTGGTCGATGTCTATGGTGAAGGCCCACTTCGCTGGTATCTTCCGACGCCACTCCAGGCTAAATGATTTCACGTTCGGGCTTTGTGTGTTTGTCACGCTGCTGCTTAGAATAAACCGGAACTGTATAGCCCGAAAGGCCGATCCTGCCTCAGAATTACTATTACCAAGATTTGGAAAGGTACGAGTTGTCACGCCATTGGAAGTTACCGTGAATGAAGTAGATTCATAGCTCGAACCATAGTCCAAACGATAATGGACTTGGACCGTATGGTTGCTATCCATATCAGTGCAGTCGATACGGCATCGGATCGCCGTCTTGTCAATCTCATTCTGACCGGCGTTAAACCAGGGAGTTATTAAATGGCGCGTAGCGGTTATTTGGTCATACGTGATTGTATCTTCATCAGGGTTTACGAAGCCAGTACGCAGTTCGCGGTAACGAAGACGATTAAGCCGGGCATAATAGATGCGATAAGTGCCATTGACATCGCTGGCATGGGCACTTTCTATATCTGCGCCTTCTTGGTTTATAAAATGCCATCCTCGCCCATTATATAACCAAATGCTGTCACTGGTAGCATCTACCTGAACGGCAAGTAGTCCATTATGGACTGGAATAAGGCGCTCAATATCCCCACGGAAATTACTCGGGAGCCCTGCATCTCTATCAAGCCCTACTGATAGAAACACCCCTCTTAGTGGGTTATACCGATAAACTGCCATGCCTCCTGGAGAGATGTATATCTCGCCATTCCAAGCTGTCGCTGCCTTCCCGGCCGTGGTGTTTTGAGGAAACTGCACCCCCGTTCGGACAAATCGTGAGTTCGCTGCGTCATGTGCATAGAGACCGACTTCCGTAGCAGCGTAGAGGATTTCGTTCCCTTGGGCATCAGGCCCTGTGAAAAGGCCATTCACATAACCAGCGGGGAGCGGCAGTTGGGCATCGTTGACCTCTGTTCCGATGGTGGTTGAGAACCAGAGTTGCCCAGCATTATCGATGCCCCAGAGCCGATCATCCCAGAAGGCAAGATGTAGCGCGTCAGTCGTGTCGTCAGTCCAGGTACTGCCGTCAGAGGTGTAAGTAAACCCTCCCGTGTGGGCGAAAGCGACATATGCAGTCCCTGCTAGCGTGAAGTGCAGCGAGTCCGTGACTTGGGCTGGGAAGTCGTGAAGCTTGCTGCTCCATGTGTCGTCGCTTGGAGTCCACGAGTAAGCGTCGGTGCCACCAACTAGTGCAAGATATAATATTCCTGCCAGTTCATTGATCTCGTCTACCGAGCCAGTCACGCCTGGGTCTGCCGCCTGGAAATCCTCGGGCGGGAGAATTAAATGACCTTTGTATTGGGTATCGAGACTACTCCATTGAGACCGTTTCAAGCCTTCGCGGCCATCTGTTACATAAAGGCCGACTCCATCAGTAAAATCGTCCCAAATAATGACCGAGCTACGCGGGTTGGAATCCTTGTCTACGTCACCGAAGACAACCTTCTGGGGATACTGGGAAGAGAGCCGACGGTGGACACGAGTGTCCTCGGCGAGTCGATATGACTCATTATTGATCGAGACGGTCTGAGGCGTGCTGACCCTGGTGGTCATCGCTTAGACAATTTCACGGACGTTCGTCAGCATCGGCAGTCCCAGCGCGTTATCGCCCGTTCTGTGCGCTCGTCTCGCGGTCCCATCGCAGACAGCGCCAGCGCGGTCGCCTTGGCGATCACATACTCGTCGCTGATCTCGTTGATGTTCCCGTCTGCCGTCAGCAGTGTCGGCTCGTCCCCGCCAACGATCTTCAGCAGGGCGTAGCCAATCAGGGTCCGCCCCGCGTTGGTGAGCACCAGGTCGCGTGCGTTCTTGTCGATGTACCAGAGGCGCCGAGGCACCGGGGTCCAGATGGCCTCGTCATTGTGCGTAGCTACGACATCGTCTATCCAGACCGTCTCGGCACCTGTAATGTCTACGTCATCCTCGATGCCCACCGATATGATCGCGGTATCCTCGTCCGCCTTGGCAAGTGCCACTCGGATGAAGAGCCAGGCATCAGCGGTAAGTATGGGGAAGCTTAGTAACTCAATGGGCGACACGGACGCCGCCGTGTTGTCCAGCAGCAGCTTCAGGTCTGCCGCCTCAGTCGTCTTGCTGCACCTGGCCCACCATTCGACGTGGGTGAAATCGGAGAGGTCAATGGAGGCGATGTCCTCATAAGCGACCACGTCTCCAGCCGACACGCCAGCAGCCAGCATCAGCTTATTGGACTTACCCCGCTTCTTGAGTTTGTCGTCGGTTGCCACAGTAACGTTGCTGCCAGCGGTCCACGCAGAGTCAGCGCTACTGATGAGCTTGGCGCTAAAACTGGATCGGTAATACAGCCCGTTTATCATCGAGAAGCCGGTCGGTATATCGAAGCGAGTCTGCACCCCGTCTGCGAACAGGGTGATGTTCTCGTCAGGGTCGTAGGCCCGTCCGTACAGGGTTAGGATGGCCTCGTTGATGAAGCCGTAGATAGCGTCGGGGCGGTAACGCTCGTCCCAGAGCACGTAGGTCTCTCCGGACGACGGGGTGCCGCCGACGAATGCGTCGTGGGTAAGCTGCCCAGACCCGTTGTCGTCGGTAACACGAACGATCTCGCCAGCTTCTTCGCCGCTCGTAGGGTGCAGCCACTTGCCGTTGGAACCATCGGCAGGAGACTTGATCTTCGTGTCGGTGTTGACCGTGGCGGACGTGGTGCTAGTCCACGAGCCCTCGAAGATCGCGGCGAGGTTGTACCCAATAGCAGTCTCGATCTGGAGACGGGTCCGGTCTGCGACGACCATGAGCTACCTACTTCTTGCCCTTGCGCCGATGACTACTCGCCTTGGGCTTCTTCGGCTTCGGCACGCTCTGTATCTTCCTCGCTGGATGACGCGGCATCAGAGCCCTCCTGCGGTCAGGCGCTGCTCAGCCGAAGGCCCGGCAGCCAGTATTTCCGGTATGCGGAACAACCACTTATTCCCATCTAGGCCAACATCGGCGATGGTCTGCATCTCCGTCACCGTGTAGTCATTCTCAGGAGCATACTCTACTTCGCCGCCAGACACGCGTAGGACATTCACCCTTGCGCGTAACTGGTCTGATGGCATGGCGACATAGCGAGATAAGAATCTCTGACGCGATGCATCAACGCCCAGGGCCTCGTCTCTCCGTGAATCCGAGAACCTATCTATCTGTGCAATCTGCTCCGAGGTAAACTTGCCACGTTCAATCCGTGTCAGCGCAGGCATACCTATCTCCTAGAAGGCTGTCTCGTCGTTGGACGCCACAGTTGATGTTCCCGAGTTATCAGAGACCGCGCCGTCAACGCGATTACCAACCACCACACAGTTTTCTCCGTTAACGTCTATGTCAATCGGCTGGGCACCCTGATCGCGGACAATGTTCCCAATAACGGTCGAATCGTCCGCGCTAGCCGCTAGATTGATACCGTCAGCCCCAGCAGCGATAATGTAGTTGCCGATAACCCTGGCCCTGGCCCCTTGTATAGTCATGCCGTTGCCATCAGCACCTAGAATCACACAGCCAGCAATATAGATATCATTACCTCCCGGCTGTCCTTGGATACCCTCGTTGTCTGAGTCGATTACCTTGACCGCTATTATGGAGATGCGGGCCGCTGAGTAAGCCACCCCTTCAAAGCTGTTCCCGCCGCCCGTCGTGGTTTGAGCGGCACAGTGCTGCACGACACAGTCCGTACCCGATATAGCGATGGCATCATTGGCTGTCCCTCCCTGATGGATCGTCTCCCAGCCACCCCCGTCATGGAAACCAAAGGCTCCGGACATGACCAATCCATCAGTATCCACACCGTTTTGGCAGGTCAGAGAGCAGTTGGCCCCTGATAAGGTAATGATTCCTTGTATATCGCAGCCAGCACCCAGAACAAGCGTGATGTTGTTCCCAGACAGGGTGATGGCAGCTTCGATTACCGTCCCTGGCTCCACGAAGATGTAGGCGTTGTTAGTAGAGACCGTGAAGCCAGCGGAATAGGTGCCCGTCTTCACCCACAGGGCGTAAGCCCCTGAGTCCAACGCGTCATCGGCAGCTTGAATGGTCTCAAATGTGCCGGACCCGCCGACATCCACAACGCCGTCGAAGGCTTCATTAATGCCTTTTACCTGAAGCTGCTCCCCAGAGGAAACAACTTTGACGAATAGCTGCGGGATTACCATCAATGCACCCCCGGATAAAATAGCCTTCCGTTGCTCGACTGCCGCCGCCTCCTGGCGTGTTGCAGAAACTCGTTCATCGACTTGCCGATCTGCTTTCTCTCGTCTTCCGTCGGAGGCCGCTTGCTCTCCTTCTCGTCAATCTCCCGCATCCACTTCTCAGCGACCTTGGCCGCGCTATCCTCCACCTGAGCCCGCGACACGTCCGACTCGGCCACCACCTGAACCTTATGCGCCTTCCCCTTGTAGTGGAACTCAAAGGCAAAGGTAACCGCCGTGGCCACCTCGTTCTGTTGCCGCACCACGATGTCGTCAACCGCCGTGTGGGCCATGTTGTCGGGCGTCCAAAGGTAGCCGTTTAGGTCTTGCTCAGACACCGATCACGTCCAAACTCAGGTGATAATGCTCGTCGGGGAAGACAACGAGCGCTCGACCGTGCCGCTCGACACTGCAACTGAGACAGAGACGGCTCTTTACCTCTTTCCCGACCAGGACGCCGGGCACAAGTTGACGAGCCTGCTCCTGCATCCCCTCGACCATCTTGCCCCAGCAGTCGAGGTCAGCGTCCACCGCCGACTTCAACAGCACCGCCTCGGTCGTCACGGGAGCATGGCCGTTCCTGTTCATCCCACTACCTCGACCGATTTCAGCGTCAGCCCTGCCGCAGGGTCCACCTGATCTGTCAGATTATACCCGTACAGCGGGGACTCCACCAAGTCACAGTCCTCCGGCAGTAGGACCGACACGCCCAGGCCCTCAGCCACGCCCAGCCAGTATTCCACACACGGGCGGTGGTCCCTGTACTCAACGGACGTGTTGAGGTAGATGCCCAGCAGCCCCAGCTCGTCCACGCCCTCGTGTAGGGCCAGGGCGATCATGTAGGGCAGGGTGCTGGTGAAATAAGGCCTCCAGTGCGCCGTGATAGCCTCCAGGGGGTATCGCACGCTGGTCGGTATCAGCGGGTCCACTTCCTGCATGTAGACCGGAATGGCAGCGCTCTGAAGGAACTCGTCGTGGTCCAGCGGCCTGCCGAAGTGCCCTGGCGGTTCGCCGTTCTCGGCGTTGTGCATCCGATGATGCATCTGAAACCAGCGACTCGCCTTGCCTGGGAGCAGGAACCTGTGACACATATTCATAGCCCACACCTCAACGTCCGAGTCAAGGCTGTTAGCCCAGCGGTTCGACGGCCCGGCAAAGCCAAGGAGGCAGACTTTACGAGTCATATCGTAGCCACCCCTTCCCTGTACTAGGCTTCGTTGTAATGGGGTATCTCAACGGGCTTTTTATGCCCAGCAAGCAGTTGCGGCAACGTCACTTTCCCCTGAGACAGCAATAACTCGGCGTACTCGAAGTCGCGGGGGTAGTCGATGGCCAGCCCTTCGTAGCCATCCGTGAAGAAGGGCATGACGATGTTGCCCGCTTGGGCCTGGTCGCCGTCCAGCACCCGCGTCCAGGCTATCTCCAGGCTACTGTTCTGGACGTATATCTCCGGCAGCGCCTGGTACTGGCTGGAGTGCCAGGGGTGTTCGCCACGCGCGGCAGGATGCAGCGGAATTATTCGATCTCGCTGCTTGTTAACCGTCCACATCTTGTACGGATGCTGGCCGCACTTCTCGACAGCACGGATCGAATCCGCATGAGCCGTATCCCCCTGCAACATCGTCCAAGCAAACCGTATCGTCTCTGCCGTCCTGAACGGGCTGGTAGGCCGCAGGATGGCGAAGGCCGCGTAGTCTACAGTCGCCATAGCGTGCCTTACCCACTCAATATCCGGGGAGGTGTCAGTTGCAAACGCGGCTGGCCGCTCAATGGTGTAAGCGCCATAACGCTCTGCCATGTCAGCAATCTCTGCCGACTCGGTAGAAACCACGATCTCCCCGAATATCCCACTCTCCCGCGCCGTGGCGATGCTCCAGGCCAGCAGGGGGTGCCCGCCCAGCAGGCGCGTGTTCTTGCCAGGCACCCTTTTGCTCTCCGCACGGGCCGGTATCAGCGCGACTATCGACGGGTTAGGCATGAACCACCTCTCGGTTAGTCATGACAGCCTCCCAGGTCACATCCATGTTTGCCTGAGAGTCGCAAACAGCTTTGCCACCTATGAGTCTATCCATCTGCCACGGTGCAATACCATCGCCTGGCGAGAGAATGGCAAAATGTTCACGAGTTAGCCTATCGCCTGCGATAACAGTCTTGGCCCAGACGAGCTTCTTCTGCCGCTCCAGGGTGTAGGACGCCGCCAGGAGTCTTGCTGCTTCATGTCGCCTCCGATGCGCACCGTTTAACCGCCAGCGTACGTTCTGGATAAATCCAAGGTGCATCCAGTCCTGAATAAAATGCCCAGATACACAAAAAGGAGCAGGGCCGAGAATATGCCAGTCAACCCACCACAAATCCCATAGGTAAATCAGAGGCCACCCCTCTTCGTTTCGTCGGCTCCAACGGCCAAGTATGCCTACCCTGACTCTGCGGGGTGCGGTAGCTCCCTTACGGAGCCAATGGAACTCGACCCGAACTATTCTAGGGATGCCGAACCCAACCTCAATGATAAACGGACTCCTAGCCATATCAATCCAGGCGAACCGATATTTGCCGAAGAAGAACGCAAGGGGTTTCTTAATCGACAAAGGACGCCTCTTCCTCGACGGTCCGCACGTCCGTCAGCAACGCAGCCACCTGCTCGGCGTTGGGCATCTTGATAGGCAACGGGTCCATGTCGTCGGGTTCGATTATCGGTTCATCTATGGCGTACCGAGGGGCCGCCAATAGGCCAGTCCCCTGCGGTGGTCGGACAACCTTGAAGATGTCGCCGCCCTGTGCGGCCCTGTTGTACCAGACGCCAGGACGCTCTTGCTTGAAAGCCATATACGATCCCCTTTGGACAAAGGTATCGTATTTAGTTCCTAAGCGTCAACATTACCTTCATGAACTTGCCGTCGGCGGGGATGGCGCTCATTGCGTATCCCATCACCGGGAACGAGCCAAGGGTGAGCTGGGATAGGGTGGTGATCGCACCGGTGGTTACCAGGGCCGCTGATGACCGTGTGCCCGATCAGGGCGGCTATCAGATCGTCGTACCGCACGTGGGCGATCCCCGAGGACTGAAGCCAGAAGTAGTTGTCCAGCGGCACTTCCACCTAAGTCACGCCCAGAACCACCCCTGTCAGCGCCGCAGCTTCAGCCGTGGCGGGCACGATTATCATTGAGGAATGCGGGTTGGCGTGGAAGCCGAACCTGGTCACCGTGGTGAGCACTTCCTGAGTGATGGTGTCGTCGGGGTGCAGCCGTATCGTGGTCGCAGTTGACGAGTCGCCCGAATCAGGGTCGGACACTACCCGATAGGTGCCCATCCCTGGCGAAGTTTCGATGGTCATGTATCCATCTACATACTCCGCCGAAGAGTGGTTCGTCACCCAGATGACACCGATGGTGGCCGAGCCAATCGGGATACCGGGCGATGGGGCAGTGGCGCTCCAGTCACCGATAACGGTTGACGGAAGCAGCGCAGTGGCGTGCTGGTTCGTCCCTTCCTGGGCCTTCGCGCAGACGCACACGCCGTTAGCCAGCGCCGTCCCGCCAGCCCTGGAATACCAGAACACACGCCCGTCGGGGGTGACGCCTCGTGTGCCGAGCTTCCGCTGCTTGCTCGTGCTGAGCTTCTTCTCGGCAGTTCAGTTGCCGCTACTCTATGCAAAGCTGTACAAAGGCGTACTCGTTGTCTACAGCAGCCAAGCTACCTAGCGTGGCTACGGCTCGGTAAGCCTCGTCTTCATAGGTCAAAAGTTCCATCTGACCTACATGGTTCGTACCAGTCATCAGCGCACTTCCAACCGCTGTACCAGCAGCAGCATCTACCAATGCTAGCGCTGGCCCTACTGTTTGAACCCAGCCGTAGTAACTTGCGGGAATGGTGTTGCAAGTTAAACCAACAGTCATACCTAGCGTGGTTGTTGGAGCCACAACAATATCTTTCCAAGGGCTTCCTATCAACCCTACAACGTCTGTTCCTGCTGTATATGCGTTTACAAGCCCATCTGGCTCATCAAGGTTGATGGTTACATTTGCACTTGCATCGGCTGCAAGATGTGACTTAATTCTGTACATCAAAGCCGCTGTGCCAGCAGCAGTATTATTGAAGATGTACCCATCTTGGTACTCATTCTTCTCTAGTGCATTAGTACCGCCAATGGTGATAGAAACACTAGTTGCTCCAGCAGAAGCGGTAGTAGCTACGGCAAGGTCATCATCCTGTGTAGTCACAGCGGCTTGCTGACCCACCAAAAGACCTTCGCCTATCTCTGTGCCAGCAGCTTCTACATACCTAAAAGCCCTATCTCTTATAAGCATCTTCGTACCTAGAGGGTGCTTTTTGCCAGAGGTAGTCTGCTTTTCCCACCCAGCCAGTCCCGTTACGTAATCTGGAAATGACATTTCTAAACCCCTTTCAAGGCTACGTTTTACAGGGCCTGCGCCCTGCGACCAGCCGATAGTGTTGCCCCGCACGACCTCGGCCAATCGTTACAGCCATGCGGTTTTGGCGCCCTCGTGGGCTACGCTACCTATGTCTCTCTGTGCTTGCCCATGCGGTGGAATCTTAAACTCCCCACAGGATTCTTACTGTCTGACTTGACCACGAAGTCACAATCCGGGCACTGATTGATACTTTTCGTCTGGAAACTTTCAAATGCGTCAGAATTGCCAACGGGGCTTTCCTTTTCAACGATCAGGTGGATGTGGCCCTCTTCGTTGACCGTCACCTTGCTCCAGTCCCGCTCCCGACACAGCTTGCAGCCGCAGTCCTTGGAGGGCTTCCACGGCAGGGCGCCTATCCGTACCGCCATTCGTAACTGGTGGTCCCATAAGAGCGGCTGGTTGGGAATCTCTATTCCGGCAGGCTGAACTTCATTGCCCGAGATATTCAGTTGCGGCTTGTGACGCCACATAGGGCCTCGTGGCTGCCACGAGTCAAGGTAGTCGCCCTTTATCCCCATCTTGGCGAGTTCGCCCTTGAGGTAAGTTCTCTCCACAGTGTTCATGCTAGTTGCTGGTGATCACGGCGCTGACATCGTAGGTCATCGGCGCGCCCTTCGTGTCGTCCAGCTCGAACACTCCGTAGTCGGAAGTCATCACGACCTCGGTGCCACGCAGGGAAGCGTCACGCTGCCGTTCGGTATTCATCTTGACCGACGTGAGAGTCGCCAGCGCGCCCTGGTCCGCAATGGCCCCAATCCCATCGCCAGCCCCGTCTTCGCTGATGTTGCCGTCCTCAAACAGCGGAACCCCGTTCAACGGTCGGAGACCAACGAAGAAGTTCTTCAGCAAGTCCTGGGCATATCCGAGCGGCACAGGGTAGGTAGCACCCGGCGCAACCGCAGCGCTCTTGACGAACCCCGCCACGGCGTTGGGGTGGTGGATGGCGTATATCTTGCTGCCGAACTTGTTAGCCTTGGCGAAGGAGATACAGCCGGTCAGGTTGATGGACGATAGCGGCTTGCTTGCCAGTCCCAGAGTGACCCCACCGTTCAGGTTGGTGTACAGGGCAAGGACATCGGTATCCTTCTTACGGGCCATCCCGTCACCGAGCTGTCTGCCCACGAGGGAGAAGACGTTCGGAACCGACTGCCTGACCAGCTTGTCGGTCAAGACGACCTTGGCCCCGACCTCGGCAGCGGTTAAGTCAATCGTGGTCATGCCGATGTCTTCGTTGTCGGTGATGTCCTGTCCATCGACCAGGTCCACAATGGTCATCTGGCCGACCTTGGGCACCGTCACCTGCTTATCGCCCCTCTTCAGGGTGAACTGCTCCGTCAGGGCCATCGCAGGCGCGTTATGCTCCTCCGTGAATCGCGTGGCCGCAATCATGATCCTCTGGGCGTTGGCTAGATTTCCGGTAGTCGCTGACTGTACCATTTACGGCTCCTTAACGCCCGCCAACTCGTTGGAAGGCGGCTTGCTCGGCTTCGGTTCTCTCCGACCAATGTTTATTGATGGCCGAATCGACCAACTTCTGTTCGCTGCTGCCAGGCACCGCCGCAGCCTGGTTACTGTCCATGACCTGCGCGGGCACGCCGCTCTTTCTCAGATCGGCAACCTGCTTTTCCAACTCATTCACCCTGACTTGTCCCAGCGCAGCCGCCTCCATGGCCTGCGGCGTTTCGTACTGCATCAAGTCCTGGGCGCTGACGCTATGCTTCCCCGCGTAGTGAAGGGCCGCGTTCATCTTGCCCTGCATGTACGCCTGCTGGCTCGCAAGTTGGTATTGGGCACCCAACGCCTGTTCACGTATCTGGCGTTGCTGGTTGGCAATCTGGGAGGCCGTCTCGGGAGCGACTCCCTGGGCCTCAAGCTGAGACGCCTGCGTCGCGACCTCTTGCTCCAGGAGTTGCCGCTGTTGCTCTATCGCTGCCTGCTGGAGCTGCTGCTGGTAGGCAGCGTTCTGTTGCCGGAGGACTTCAGTCTCGTTGGGTACAGCAGGTGCAGGCTCAACTGGCGCAGTTGGGATAGGCTCAGGGGCAGAGGGCAGTGCAACTTCAGGGGTAGGAGCCTCGGCGGAAGCGGCATCTACCGTCGCTTCCGCTCCACCTTCGTCGTCGTCCCCGACCGTTGCATCAACGAGACCCTGGAAGTAGGCATCGTCCTGCGGACCCCGATCAGGGGTCTCAGGCGCTACCTGTTCTGTAGCGGTGGCTTCCGTGGAGGTTTCAGGCTGTGTGACCATAAAAAAGAGCCGTCCCATTTACTGGGGCGACTCTTATGCGCCTGAAGGTTATTGACCGAACTTGGTTAGATAAATCTATACCACGGGCTTAGGCACTCTGTCAACGGTTACTTCAGTCTTACACCTGGGGCACTTGATAGTCAACTTGCCCTCGGTAAGGTCTTGGGCCAACAGGCGTCCGCACGTGTGCTGATAGCCCGTGCGGCTGGTCAGGGTAGTCGGGCAGCGTACTTCGGTCACGGGTAATACGTCCTGTACTCAGAATCATAGAAGAGGCCAGCTTCCAGGATACCCTTCAACTTGTCCAACGCTTGCCGTGCATGAGCGGTAAGTTTACTATTCAGGCTGTTTATCGCAACGCGCTTCTCTGCTGGTGTCATCGTGCGGGAATTGAACACTTTTCTCTGCTTGGAACGGACCTCAGACATCTGCCTTGCCACTCTCCTCAAAGCCCTGGCAGCCGATGAGTAATACGTCCTGTACTCAGAATCATAGAAGAGGCCAGCTTCAGGGTTCTTATCCTTGAAGTCGTTGGCTGCCTGTTGCTGCCCGAGCGCGAGGTGCTCCCTATATACCTTCTCCATCCCCTCGAATTCTTGCAGCTTCTTGTAGAAACGGTTCACCGACTTGCTGCTGGAGCCGCTCGGGTCTCGAACTACCAGAGATCGCAAAACAGGAATGTCGGAGAGTTCTCTGGACGGATCAGGGATATTCGGAGTGATCCCAGTTGCCTTCAGCACGGGGTCAATAGCTTCTATCAAGTTCCTTCCCAGGGTTCCCGTGTACCCGTAGAAGATGTTATCAAGCTGTGCAGGAGAGACATTGGCCAACTTGCCCAAGGCTTTTGCCGCCTCCGATGTCGTTCCGCTGTATTGCAACTGTGACGGGGCATCCTCTCTGTCTCGCGGGATAATTGGGCGATCAAGGAAGAAGCTATGATTGGTCATGTTCTCGATAAACGGCAAGGCTGCTTGCGGTAGAAAGCCAGGCGTGCCCTGTTGGATGGTATTGCGCAGGGACTCCGTAAAGAGTTCGGGGTCGCGCGTGTCCACAAATTCCAAGAACCGCTCTGGCATGGAGCCGAATACCTGGCCCAACATGAAGGGCTTCGGGATACGAATGCGCGGCCCTGCGTTGGGAATAATCCAGAATAGGTCCTTCTGCCACTGGGGGGTATCGGCGTACCGTGGGTCGTTCCGATTCAGGCTGTAAAGCAGCAGGGAAGGCAACGTAATCCCCAGGAACGCCTTAGTCACCGCATGGAAAGGACGTGTCTTGGCCTCGGTCGCCAGCCTCGACCAGCCGCCTACGTTCGCCCCGAAGAACGGGATGATTTGGTTGATCGCCCGCGTCACCGTACCCATCTTGCTGAAGTCCTGCGACACTTCCCTTGAAGCGAACGCTACGGCCAACGGGTCGTCTCCCATCCGAATCCCCTTAGCGAATTCTCCCACCCTGGTGCCGTTCTCGGCGAACTCGCTGGCAACACGAAGCATCTCTATGGGGTTCTTAACGATCCTGCCAGTGAACCCGTTGGCCTTGACGATCTGGTCAACAGTACGGCCAGAGATCGTGCGGTCAACGGACACCAAATTAGCCATTTCGCCGCCCGACATACGCCACAGGGCATATAAATCCCCTCCCTGCCTCCCCCTGGGAGTAGGTCTGCCAAGTATCTGCCAAATACCCCTGATCCAGTCAACGGCTGGCAGGAATCCGTATCGCGAGTACACGAAAGCAGTCAACTGGTCCCGCTGAGGGTTCTTGACCATGAAATCAGGCGCCAATACCGCCCCAGCCCGCAGCCATCTGGCCGGAGCGCCGAAGAACTTCCCGAACATGCCAAGGTCTTGCTTGTCCAGCGCCAGAAGACCTCGGTAGAGATCAGGGTCTACCTCGAAGAACCGCTTCTCTCCGTTTATGAGCACCGTGACTTCGTTCGCGTTCTTCGCATAGGTCATCGGGCGGAAGGCGTCCACCAGGAGTTCGGCGTCTGCCTCGGCCAGCCCTTCTATAGAAATGCCCAACTCCTTGGCCGTAACTGTCGCTTCCTTGGATGTCGGCGTTCTTACGGCGCGAAAGAGGGGACGTAGTTCAGGGCTTTCCTCGGCAAGACGCGCCATCATCACTCCCACCTGGTTGCGGTCGGCAGAGTCTATGATGACGTGGGTGTTCTTGATAACGCTCTCAAGCGGGCTGATTATTGGCCTCTCAGACCCCGTGATCTTTTTGATCGGAGAGGCGACGTTAGCTAACTTACGCCCCAGCAGGCCCTTAGTCTCCATTCCTTCCAAGACCCGATGAAACGGAACGTAGTTTCGGTATTGACGCAGTCGTGCCACCATCGCTGGTGAGAACAGACCTGATTCTTGACCGTATTGCAGAAGTCGGTCCTGGTATGCGTAGACCTGGCGTGCAATCTGATCGAATTCAGGATGAGTGCGTTGCAATTCCACAATTGACTTAGCGGCGTCCGCTCTTTTTATGCCAGATACTATTCCTTTGGCATCTAATTCTATGACCCTGCGGTCTACAAGATGCGCAGAGAAGAGCTCAAAGGGGAGCCCTTCGTCAACGGGCGCTAAAACCTGTCGCAAACCTGGCCCTGTAAAATTAGGAACTGCCTGTCCGTTTTCAATTCGCCAAATCTGCTTGCCGAACGTGCCAGTATCTATGAACGTATTGGATTTCCCACCCACGCCCTTTAGAAGCCTCGACCAAATATACGGATTCTCGGCAGCACTGAGTTCAAGTCCGCCTCTTTCGGCTTCTGCCACGAACCGAGCGATGGGATTTAGGTCGTCAAAGACGGCGTTGTCTAACCCGCGCAGGCCGCTGCGGAAGCGTTCAACGATAGAAAGTTTCGATTCCTTAAAGGAAATTTGCTCCAAAACACGTGCCGTTGCAGGGCCTACGCCTGGTCTGGTGATAGCCGCCCGCTCTGTAGCAATCGCAGCCCGCTCTGGCACCGTTGCTGCCCGTGCAGCCTGTGGACTAGGAGGGATTGGTATCTGTTCCGGTCGTGCGGGTTTAACAAATTGTCCAACTTCTTCTGCGCCAGCCCGCTGTGCCCGTATTAGCGTACCCTCACCCTCTATGCTAGGTACGGTTGGCCTCACTAGCTCACGAGATTCAAGTTGGCCTACAGGTGTTTCGGGAAGAACCCCGATCTCCCGACCACGGAGTTCTCGCCCAAATAGCTTCTCCGCTTGTCCCTGAAAGGCCTCTACCTCTTCCAGTGTGGCCCGCCCAGGACGGCCCAGGGCCACCGACACCTCTTCGCCAAGCTGGGCGTCAAGTGCGAATGTCTTCTTGGCGGGATTGAAAGTCACAAAGAATCGAGCGCCAGCTTGGTCGTTGTACGCGCCAAGGATAAACACCCTTTCCCCAGACGATGGCGAGACGACGAAACGACCGAGAGCGGGCTCGGCGCCTACCGAGGTCTCAAACGGACTGGCCCCAAATCTGTTCAGAAAACTCCGCATGGATGTCAGTTGGGCAGCGTTAAGCCTCTGGCCGCCTTCCCGTTTCATCAACCGATCAAGCAAACCACGGATTACTTTCGGCTGCTTGAACTCTTGCAGGGTAAGCTGCGGCGTGGATTCCGGGACGGAGAAACGAGGGCGCCCCTCCGCCGTCGTGGGCGGAACCACGCGCTCGAAGAACCGTTGCTGCGTTGCGGCTGGAGCAGGGGCATCACGAGCCCGTGCAACATCGTAAGCTCGTGACTGATGAAAATCTGCCACGGGATCATCAGTGAGTGGCCGGGGGTCAGTCTTTAACCTAACTCTCCCTACCCGTAGGTTCTTTATGTTTGCCCCCAAGGCGGCTTCGGCACCGGTGCGTTCTATCCTAACAGTGTAGTGGGGCGATTGTAGCCCTTCCACGCCTTGCATGCCCTCCCTTATAACCGTGCCAGACTCCGTAAATGTTGTACCATCATCTTTCAATTGCAGCCAAACAACTTCGTCACCAACCTGTGGGACGGGGGCATCACCAGCCCTTGCGGCGCGGGTAGTGGGCAGTCTTGTGGGCCTTGGTAGTCCACGGCCCTGCTGAACTGGAGGGGCTATAGCGGGCGGAGCACCCCTGGTAAGGAGTCGTTGCCCTACTCCAGTGCGCAATAGCGTGCTACGCAATAGCGCTCCGGCCAACGGAGCGATAGGAGTTCCAGGCGGGACTGCCGCGACCGCCTGTATCCACGGATTGTTGAGTTCTTCTTCAGTGAACGGGGCTTCGGTGCCCGTCCCACTGACGAGGTTGGCCAGCGTTCGGCCTAGTGTTCCGCCAGGCCCCTGCGACGGCTGCTGAAGGCGTTGTGGCAGGTTGCGGAAGACTTCCTCAGTCGGGGTAAGTCTGCCTTCGCGAGCCAATCCTATCGACGGCTGCACTAGCCTGCGCCCCAGGATTTCGCCACGCCTGGCGATCTCCCGTCCTGACTCGCCCACTAGGAACGACGCGAACTGGTTTATCAGTCCAGGTGGTTCAGCCGGAGAGACAGGTGGTTCAGCCGGAGAGACAGGAGGTGCTACCGGAATAGCGCCGCGTCGCCCTTGAGCCGCAGCCGCCCTGAACTGCGCCTCTGTTGCAGGCTGGGCGGTAGGCATAGGAGCGGGGGCGGGGGCGGGCTTGGTGCGCTGCCGATCTTCCTCAATTGCATTCTGGAGCATCTCACTACGGGACTTCGACTCACGCTCACGGCGTTCATCGTCCGCAATAGCGTCTTCAAGCAGCTTCCGAAGTCGGTCCTGTTCCGTGTGCTGTGGCATCTAAACCATCAACCGAAGAGAAGGGATAATCGACGGAGGCCGGTTCCCCTTGGACCCGTTGCAGACAGAACAGGCAGGGACAATATTATCCGGAGTGTAGCCACCACCTTTGCTAACAGGCACTACATGATCTTGTGCTAATACCTTGGGTTTGCCACCACAATATGCGCAGCAATGCCCATATGCCTGTTTGATGGCCCCCCATTGCTCAGGGGTTAAAGTGCTAGCAAGTCCACGTTTACGAGCACGGTATCGATGTCCAATTGCATTGAAGCGATCTCGGTTACGCTCCCTCCATGACTGACGGACCGCCCGCGCTTTTTCAGGGTTGGCTTTCTCCCACCGGAGAGTCAACTCACGGGCAAGTTCTTTATTTTCAGAGCGCCATTTCTTCATTCGAGCCTTTTGGGCTTCTCGATTAGCCGCGTATCCCGCACGGGCTTGGGCATTAACGGCCTCGCGATGATCTTCTCTATAGTTGCGAGCACGTTCAAGCCCTCCATCCTGATAAAGCGTGCGCGACTGAGCGATTAACTTCTCCCGATTACGTACACGATGAGCACGGCGTACTTCAAGGTGACGTTCCCGATTCATACGCCTCCACTCGCGATGATATTCAGCGGTGGCCATCAGAACTGAAGAAACCGTGTAGACGGCGCAAATTGGGCCGTGCCTGCCCCTCTTAGAGACGGCGCAATTTGAGCAAATCGTTGCCCAAAGTCAATGCCGCCCATGAAGTCCTGGAAAGTGTCGGTTGGAAACCGCCCCTCCCGTAGTCCCTGCCCACGAATGCCGAGGAATTCGTTGAAGAAGTTGCGAAACTGACCCCGGAAGAAGTTGCGCTGGTTCTGCCCTCCACCGCCAGGGCTGCCCTGCCCCCCAAACTGGTCCTGAAACGAGAAGAAGGTCAGTTCAGGCGATTCGCCCAGTATATCCTGTGGGTCAATGAATCCAGGGAACTGCTGTGTCATGTCAGCCTCCTAGAAGCCAAACAGTCTTGCCACATCCAGCGCGGTCGCGTTCGGATTCGTCCCCAGGAAGCGGTCAAAGGCCCGCTTCTGTGCTGCCTCCAAGTAGCCCCTAAATGCAGGTGAAGTTTGCTGCCTACTCGGAAGCGAGAACGCCGAGAAAGCGGACTCTGGCTCAAGGAAACGACCAGTCAACGTCTGAAGGGCCGGCTCTGTAAACGGAATCCCCGCTCCAGCCTCCTGCTGAAGGCCGCCCGCAAGCTGCCCAAGCCTGGCCTGCAACTCTGGCCCCATGAGCGCTTGACGAGAACCGAGAAACTGGGCGAATGGACCACCCGCAAAGTCCTTCTCGTACCTGGGCTGCTGAAGTGCAAACTGAGCGCTGGCCAGGGGCAAAAGGTTCGTAGCCGCCCTCCCCAACCCTGGCGCCTGCCCTGCGAACATGTTCGCCACAAAGCGCCGGAATACGTCCTGCTGGCTGGGCTGCTGGATAGTAGGCAAGTCAATTACGCTAGGATCGGTCCTCTGCCCCAAAGTCGCCCCTGGAGGTGCCCCACGTGCAGGAACGGGCATCGCAGGCACATCTAGGAACGAAGGGGACGGCGAAGGCACGTCAGGGAACGGCGGGTTACTCTGCCCCTGAGCCCTTGCGTTGTTATTCAGAGTCGTCGCGGCGGTGATGCCTGGATTGGGAAGCTCATTCTCGATATAATATTCCTGTAGGCGCTTAAACGCCTCTTCAATATCTATTGCGCCCGCGTTCAGCAGGTTGATAATTTCCTGCGGCATCGTTATCCTCCCGGCCCTACGAGGCCGATCTGACTAAGCCTTGTTGCTTCCGACTGCGCGCCCGGCCTGGGCGTTCCCGGCGGCTGTTGCGGGCCTGGGTTCGATAGGTCCGCTGGATTCGCACCGTTGCCGGTGAACTGACTGGGCAGCACATTCGGTGCGAGGCCGTTCTGCCCGCCACCCTGTTGGCCGTTCATCCTACTCTGCAAGCCCTGCGGCAACGGCTGGGGCGGCAAGCCAGTCTGCTGCCGTGCGATGTTCTTCTGAATATATAGGTCAATGAGTTGCACGAAGTACATGCCGGCTAATTCTACCCGCCCCGTCTCCTCCATGGCGACCATCAGGGTCCAGAGCTTGGCTTCGGGGATGATCTCCTCCCCCTGCTGCTCCTTAACCCGAGCATCCAGGCTGTCGATGTCCTGGATGAATAGAATCTCCTCACGAATGTAGCGGTCGTCCACCAGGGGCACGCCACTGACTCCTGGGGCTCGAAGCTGCTGTGCCAACGCGGTCTTTTGCAGATCGTCCTGCGGCAATATCGAGACCAGCCTTACCTGGATATCTCCGCCCCGACTGATGGTCTGTGGGTCTATGGTCTCTCGGAAATAGGTGCGGTTGCGGTCGTACCCACTGAACTCCATGTCGTCAAAAGAGCCAGTAGCATACTGGTCGCTCACAAGTCGGCATATCTGCCGTATGGCGTCCTCCACGGCCCTCAGTCGCGGCGTCAGGACGGTCTCGATCCCCTGTCGAAGGGTCTGTATGGCAAAGCCGGAGAGCTGGAAGGGGAGCTCGCCGAACGCCGTGTGGGGTAGCGCCCCACGCTGCATCTCACCGCTTATCATTGCCAGGAAGGGCGCGAGGTCAGGGGCGGTACGCAGCAACTCCAGATAGGTTATCTTCTCTCCCTCCGCCAGAGACACTTCGCTGCCTGAAATACGCGGGTCTTCGGCAAGGGTCTTGGTGCCGTCGGGGCTTTCCACGATGACGGTCGGGTTCCGAGACCGACCAGCCAGCTCCACCATGATGCTCATCATCTGCTGGTAGTCGTCGTAGACCCTGCGGCCAGCCTTGTAGACCGACTCGCCCCAATCGCGTATTGTGTCGTCGGCCTTCTCCGACTGGATCAGCGGTACTGCCCCCACCACTTTGTAGAAGACGGGCACGCGTGGGCTGCCGTGGGGTGTGGGCGGCTTCAGCACCCTGTCCGCCATGACGACGGTGTTGATCTCGCCGTCGTAGAAGTCGTAGGTGTCGATCCCGTCGTCGTCCTCTTCGGAAACGACTGAGAGATCAGACAGATCAACTTTGGGGTACTGCGCCCGTATCTCCTTGCGGGTCTTCCTAATTTTGTAGCAGGCCCAGTCGAGCCCTTCCCCGTTCATCGACCAGTAGGTATTCAGCGGGTCCCAAGGAGTGATATCAACGAAGGTGCTGCCGTCGGCGCGTTTGACCAGCATGGCCCGACCGAACAGGAAGCCTCGTATGGCGGCGTGGAATGCAAGTTCGGCGCGGAGCTCGAGCTTCATGAGCTGCGTCAGCCGCTCGTCGCCCGCGCGCAGGATGCCGAACATGAACTTTTCCTTCGCCTCGTCGATCTTCCGCTGCTCTTCTTCCAGATCGGGATGCCGGATGCGGAGCAGCATCTTGGAATCGACGGTGAAGGTGATTATCTTGTCGGCAAAGGTCTGGGGCTCGTTGGAGGTATAGTGGGCGTAGCCCTCTTCGGTATCGGACTCGTTCTCCTGGTCGATGCCCTTGAAGGGTTCGAGCCGGTAGAGAGCGAAGTCTTCCTCGAAGCGGTCGCGTAGCCTAGACGTGCGCCCGTGCTCCACCTCGACGGCGGCGATTATGTCTTCAGGCTTACGCAGGTCGGCCATGAACGTCTCGTCACGGCCACTATTTCGGGCACTGCTAGAATTATCAACTTCGGACGTATCTTAGCACGGCTAGACCACCAAAGCTTGCCCTATAGTCTGGTACTCACCCTCAAGCATCATGGCCTTGATATCATTGTACGCCGCAACGACTTCCATGTTGGCTGTAATGTTCTGCACTCGCCAGTCGATGCAAAGCTGCAACTCAGCTAGGTTCATCACATCGAAGCGTTGCCAGCGCCGTGCGCCGCTAGCGCCCAGCCCATAGTTCTCGTATACCCGCAACGATACGCCCAGTTTGGGGCTTTTCCTCTTACGTCGCAGTTCAGCGTTTACCCTGTCCAGCACCGCCTGCTTGACGATCAGGGTTAGGTCCCAGGTACGCCCAAGGCTATAGCTTGCAACTATAAGGTGGCTAACGTCAGGAACCAAGAGAACCTTGTCAACGATCTGCTCCTTGGTAAAGGCACGTTTGTAAGACACGACCGCCTTTTGTACCAACGGGTCTATCTTCTGAGCGAATAGATTCTTTCTAGCCACGTTGAGCCTCCTGGAAAGCGTATCGTTCGATGACCCCTTGAAGCACATCGCGGAGATAAGGAAGGCAGTCGGTCAACTCCGATATAACATGGGCACCGATCTCGGGACCAAGGTCTTGTACCAGGTCCGCGATGCTGGAGTTATTCTGGGCGATGCGGATGTTGAGTATAGCGGTGTTCAGCGGCACGGTAGAGTCCGTCTCCTTGCCTTTCTTGACAGCGGCGGCAACAGCCTCGCCGGTAACGTAGGCTTTGCCATTTACCACAATCGGCTCAAGAATGGGCTCGTCAAGCTTCTCCACCACCTCGCGTATCGCCTCGTGCGGCTCGACGCCCTCGGCTACCTTCGCCTCAACAGCTTCGGCCACTTCTTCTAGTCGGGGTTTAATCTTTCGCGCCTGGCGTTCGGTGATCTCTGAAGCTGTGGACTCGCCCATGGGCGAGTCCTTTGCAGCAGATTCAAGCGCTTTGATAACCTTGCCGCGATCAAGTAGCCGATAAGAATAGCTTTCAGACATCTTGAACTCTTTATCGATGTAGCCCTTCCAAGACTTGTAGCCCAGGGCCTTCCACGCCTTGCGGTCGTAGGCCTCGGTCAGAAGCTCCCATAGGTCTTCGACGGACGCCTTTATCTGGTCCGTCAATTGGGCTGCCTCTTCTTTGTTCATTGGCAGACGTGTAATTACCATAGTTTCACCGAAATCTTCTTCCTGATGACGTTCAAAATACGTCGCCAGAGGGGGAGACGCAATCTAAGAATATACTCTGAGTCGACAGTCCACACGATGACCCTGTCAGCAAAGAGGTTGGCAGGCGCTACCATCGTTTTACAGGTATTTTCTTACGAGTAGTGCTATGGGAAAAGCCAAATCTATCGACTAATCCATAGGTAACGGCTTTCAAAGCGTCGTTAAAGGCGTCCTTGGGCCTCGTGCCCACCACGTTGCCTTCTCTGTCCGTGCCCCAGCGGTAGGCCCGCAATTGCCCATCGTCGGGGTTAGGCGCGGCCCCGAACTCGGAGATCAGCCCGCGGCAGGACGGGTCGATAATCATTCTCGGCCCGTGGGTCTCAGGGTCGATCTTCAGGAAGGACTTCATCCGTTCGATGCCCTCTGGAATGCCAACCTTCCGTGTCGCCATGTGCAGGCCGGTCTTGCTGAGCCATACCTGGTACATGGCGGGCATCCCCTGGTGCTGGTGAACGGCGATGTCGGCCACACCGTATTTGGCGGGCTCCTTCCACCAGTCCTTCCCCATGACGATGTCGCATATCTCGTCGGTGATCTTCCCCTTTAGGTAGATTTCATCGAAGATACGCACCTGGCCGTCGATGACGTTCGCCACCACGACGGCGTAGTAGCTGCCTGAGTAGCCAGGGTCCACCCAGATGTAGACCGGCTCCCCTTTGACCTGCTGGCATTTCTGGATGTGTATGTCGGCCCGAAACTCCGGGAATACGAGTCCCCTCGGTGGAACCGGAATACCCTCGATGCGCTCGCTGATGAACTCGTCCGAAGATGTGCGTATCAGCTCTAGAATCTTGGGGTCGTTCCGCCCACCGGGGAATATAGTCGTGTTGGCGTACATCGGCAGCCGGAAGCTCTTGCGGTCATCGACTCCGCTAGCCCACTGGGGTGCAAGAGACGGAAACCAGCCCACACTGGCCTCCATGGTGCCAATCAGCAGCGCCCAGCCGTTCTTCTCAACCAGTCGCTCCTGCGTCCGCTCAAGGACGACAAAGTCTACCTGCCCCGCCTCACAGACGATAATGCCGTGGGGCGCATCTTTAGACATCTTCCGTATATCTCTGGCGCTCTTCGTCTCGATCTTGAGCCGAGGATGCCGTTCACCAGGCAACCTCATGACAACCTCGCCAGGGTCTATACGCTTGGAGGTCTTCACGGAACCTCCGCCAAAGATACGCTGTAAGTCGTCCGAGATATAGGAGAACTCCTTCTCGGTCTCAGCGTACGACTCGCCGATAAGCCAGTAGAGCATGGGATCACCGTCCCCCTGGCCGTCCAGAGGGTTGTTCTCCATGTCCTTCGGCCACCGTTTCTGAAACACCTTTGAAGCGACAACCGACTTGCCACCACGTGCGCCGCCCGTGACCAGAAGGAACCGATGTATGGCCTCCAGGATGTCCTTCTGATACTGCGAGTTCGGCTCGAACCCGATCTGCTCGAAGATGATGTCAACGTCGGTATCAACGGCAGAGGTCATTTACTGCCTCTGGGCTTTCGCGCGTGTTCCCTGATCTTGGCTTCGCTCATGCCAGTACGAGTCTTCTTGCCAGCCCGCTTTCTTCGCAGATCAGAGCCGAAGAAACGTTGTTGCTTTTTGGTCTTGGCCGGGCTCATCTCACCGTCCCCCACCAGACGAATCGCCAGAGCGGATCACTCTGGTATAGCACAGGGTACAGCGCACCAGTGCATTTCGTAGCCGCCACTACATCCGCCATCTTAGAACACGAAAGCCCCCGCGTAAAGCAGGGGCCATCGTGAGAGACCTCTCTACCACTGTGCATAGGACATACCAATTATACCACGGAGAGATAGCAGAGGGGGCCAATGGTGTCTAGCCGGCCAGCCCCCACCATAACGCAGGGACTACCGGGCGGAGACTGGAGAGAAGCTACCCAGGAGGCCCTGCGAGCCTATCCTATCACAGAGCCAGGGAGCCCGCTAACCCCGCTCCCACGCTCCCGAAACAACGGACGGGCTCCCTGGCGAGACCAAGTCTATCACAAGGCTAAGGAGGCCAGACGAGATCATACCATAGAGGCTAGCAAACGGCTCCCTCCGCCGAGAACAATATCAGAGATATAAAGTTCCTGGCATTCCCGACAGTGTTCCTCTAACGAGATGATAGCGGAAGAATAAGTCCTGGGCTGACCAGTACATAGCGAACGTTCGATCCCTTCCCGGGGCCACCACCAGTGGGTCACCCCTGAGCTAGCAGATTGTCCCACGCGTATTGGGATAGCCTTGATCTTTGCCCGGGAACACGGACACATATTGGGCAGTATCTTCCTCACGCCTCCGCCTCGTCCTCCTCTGGCCAGATGAAGTCCCGCAGCTCGGGATTGTCGGTCAGCACGGCATAGAGGCCACGTGAGAACAAGCCGATAAAGTCCTCCGTGGTAAAGCTTTCAGCGTCGTTCCCAGCGTCTATCACGTGCATTAGCTCGTGCAACATCGTGACGGCCACATGAGGCCAGGCGTGTGCCTCTGTAAGAGAAACTACCAATGCCTGGAAATCGGTCGTCCCGTATCGCTTCTCGCCATATAGACGGTTTTCGTCATCCTTGATCTTCCAATCGAAGCCCTGATACCGGAAGCCCTTGGGTAGATCGCTCACCTTGTGTACGACCTCTTGCCTGCCAGCTGTTCCCACTTTAGAGCCGCTGATCGGGTAGTCCGTCGCCCGACCTGGACGATTGTACTGCCCGACCATGTGGGCTGATGTTCAAGCTGCCTGCGGATTAGGTCAGTGCAAATACCACGATGCACTACCTTCGCACCTATCTTCAGATGGTACTTGAACGTGTCCTGAGACTCACGAATCTTCACGCCTTCACCTTGACTTCGAGTACGTCCAAAGCCTTCCGCGTCTGCCGCCACGACGACGGCCTCCCGTTCCCCTTGTCCACGTTCGGGAACCTCCGCTCCTCACCACACAGCCGACACACCCCCAGCGAATCCGTACCGCTCGGCGGCTCCACCTCCCAGAAGTGGACGCACTCAGCCTTCAAGCCGATACCTCCGACACCCAACGCGAGTACACCCGTAAAATACCGACGACCCGCCCGCATCCGACCAAACCCTCACCGTCCGCCTCAGACGGTGCAAGCCTACCCGACAGAGCCACAGCCTCACTCTAGCCAAGGAAGAAGATTCCTTTAGGGCACCCTGAATTGTCAGGGGTAGGCTCGACATCTTCCGTACCGTAGGTGATGATACGCCTTCCCAATGCGACCGCCGAAGGAATCACCCTTCGTAACGTAGTGGCCTGACATTACTCCCTCTAGCTTATTTGCCGTAAAAGCCCCACGACACACAGCGCAGATAGCACGGGAGTTCTTCCGCGGAGTGGATGGGATATTCCATGTCCCCAGTCTAGGCGCAAGGCCACTGCCAGGACAGTACACCTTCTCAGCAGCCAACGAAAACCCCTTTACCCGATCTCAAACTGTCAGGGGTAGCATCTATACGCTCTCCAGGCATCCTAAGCCCTACCGGGGGGGGCCTAGCCATCGTTGCTGTTACGCTTATCGTCGTCTGGGGCGGTGGGCTTCCGCGCCTTCCCACCACGACGGAGCCTATCCAGCAGATCCTTTGCGGTATCGTCTGTCACCACGACGGCGTCCTTGTACTTCTCAGGGTACAGAGCCTTAAGCTTGAACATGAGTAGGATGTCTGATCCACGGTTGCCGGTAGGATCAGTCAGGCGCTCGTCCATCAGCTTCTCGGCGGCTTCCCGGTAGCTATGGCGTGCTTGCTCCCAACGCTGTTTGAAGCCTAGATGGTCGTGGGTATCCCACCAGTAGATCGTGGTGCGCTCTAGGCCAGCACCTTCAGCCGCGTGCAGAACAGTACCGCACTTTGCGAAGTGCTCTAAGAAGAGACGTTGCTTCTCAAGGCTACGCTTTTGCCGCGTGTTGAGACTGTCTAGGGGAGGGCCAACCTCTTCAGGGGGACCTTCTTCGTCTGTAGCTCCCCAATCCGTAGCAGCCTTATGGTCTGGAGTTAGATCAACGGTATCAGTAGGCATATCGTACCTCTGTGTTCAGTTTCGGGAAGTATGGTATCAACGAAGAGCTCTTGAAGAGGCGAGAGTTTATCAGTGGTGGCCATGATGCGGATTGTAGCACGTGGGCTTGATGGCGTAGATTGCGCATCCTATCCCCGACCATGCATTTATAAGGCGCGCCCAACCCGCGCCCTGGGCGGTATTAGGCGACCGCCCAGATTTGTTGTCCGACTTTCATCACTGCCTCAAGGGCACAAAGCCTTGATAGTGCCTATCCCAGTTCGGGTGAGCACCGTGCACCGTATATCCATCTTGGATGGTCAAGGCAATTCTAGCACAGCTGGAGATTTAGAACAAAGGTTTTAGACATTTCCCGTCATACTCCAGAAAAATCGGGCCTAATTAAGCTTGACTTACTGTACCACAGCGTATAGGATTGTCTCAGTTGATAACAACAAGTACCAAATCAACCATGGGAAAAATTAGTAGGCAGGAGAACAACATGACACAAGGTATCACTCCCAGACAAGCGGACCAAGCTATACACTCGAAGCTTCCCGTCAAAATACGAGATCTTATGTACAACGATATCCATACCGTTTTAATTACCGATCGTGACCGTTGGCATATCACAATTCTGACTGCCAGCGGTAATTCAATCGAACTAGACCGCTCGAACTTCGAGATAATCACCTAACCCTAATCAGATCAGGAGAAATGACGATGCTAGATATTCGATTCCGATGCCAGGAGTGCAGCGCACTAATTCCGAAGCGGGCTCGCAAATGCCGCAAGTGCGGCTCTTACGATATAGATATGGCCTAGCACGGCCGCGTCGGTGGGGTACCTGGGAAGGTGCCTCACCTGGCGGCTGAAGCTGGACCAGAATCAGAGAAAGGGGAACGACATGCACAGCAAGAGAAACAAAGGCGGGCACACATTCGACCAATATCCAAGCGGTATACCAAACTACGACCCTATGGGCAATTTCACGTTCTGTAAATGCGGCCTCAAGGAATACGACTGGAACTGCAAATGGCGTTGGAGCTAGCACGGCCGCGTCGGTGGACCGGACTACCGGTCCACCTGGCGGCTGAAGCTAACCCTAATCAGATCAGGAGCGGAAACATGCTACACCTAGAACCTACGCTAGACATCAAGGCGCTGGCGCGCAAGGCCTTCCCGCGATACAAGGGCCGCAAATACAAATTGGACAATTCGGGACGTCCAGCTATTGGGACGGCGGGTCCCGTAGCTACTACGCCGCCGTCAATCTATCGACCGGCGCGACGTTGCCAGTCCCGCAAAACGGGACGCCGTTCGACGGCGGACCCATAGCGCCCGACGGCGTCAAGGTTCCCGCCGGATTCGTCATAATCGAACACTCAATCTTTACCGGGACGGATTGCGGCATCACGTTCCACGTCGACCCGAATACCGCGACCGCATTTCTACCGGACCCGGTCGAAATATCCGACGCCGAACGTACGGTACTCCGTCAAACTGCAAGCTTGAAAAATACCTACGGCGGCGAAACTGATATTAGATTCAAGCGGTCGGGACTGTCCCGCAACGACTGGGACGCCGCAAGCGCAAGTCTTAAAACGCGCAAGCTACTCAATAAGGCGGGCGCTATCACCACCGCGGGACGCAACGCCGCCGGTATCGACTACTAACCAAACCAAACGCCGCCGGCGCGAAGTCGCGAAAACCAACGCCGGCGGCATAATCCCGAATACCAGGAGGTATACGGTGCCTAATTCTAGCACGGCCCTATTAATCAAAGACGCCAACGCCATAGTTGGTGGGTTATCGAACCCTAGCAAGATGCCTGGGAAGGCGACCAGCCTATCGCCCGAAGCATGCAACGTCGGTTCAAAGCTACGCAAAATCCCGGGCTCCGTATGCTTCGACTGCTACGCCTTCAACGGTCGTTACGCCTTCCCAGTCGTCAAAGACGCAATGGCTAGACGCCTTGACGCGCTGAATCACCCCCTATGGATTGACGCTATGGTGGTGCTGATATCACGCAATACAGAACCCTATTTCCGGTGGGAAGATGCCGGGGACCTACAATCGGTCGAACACCTTGAACGTATCGTCGAAGTCGTTAACCGGACGCCAAACGTCCACCATTGGCTCCCCACACACGAATACGGTGTCGTCGCCAAATGGCGGCGCAACGGCGGCACCATACCGTCAAACCTGGTAATCCGTGAATCCGCCGTCATGGTGGACGGTCCACGACCAGTTAAATCCGGTTTGCCCACGTCAACCGTGGTTACCGACCCCGCAAAGCGAACATGTCCGGCACCAGACCAGAACGGGCAATGCGGCAAATGCCGTCGGTGCTGGGACCCCACCGTCGAAAACGTAGCCTACGAAAAGCACTAAGAACACCGAACAAGCTGGACGCTAGACATGAGACGGCCCCAGGGGGCCAGGAGAGAAAAAATGTTTCGAGTCATCATCACAACCACTGACAAGCATATCCACGAGATTGACGACTTCAAGTCCACGGACGCCACGGAGGCTATCACCTACTTTTTGAGGCGAGTACAACGCGACGCCAGCGATGCGCTGCCCATAGGCTGGACAGCCTCTGTAGCGGCCTATGGCGACGATTACGACGATAGGCCACCAATTGGGCACAGTGTACATAATTCAAGGTTCTAGCCTGAGCCGCGCCGGTGG